AGGAGAAATAGAGAACTTAATAATAGAATGTAGAACTTGGATTTCTGTTGATACATTTCTACCTCATTTTTGTTATCCTATAGGCAAACCAGGAATTGTAATATGGTCAGTTTCTGATCCAAACATCTTTGGTTATGCTCAAAATATCAATTTACTTAAAGATAGAAAGTATCTAAGAAAAGAACAGTTCAGTTTCTGGAAAGGAGTTGTTCGTAATGAAGATGCTTTTGTTAGTCCAGAAGTAGTTTATCGTGCTTTATATCCAAACAAAAGGAAATTTTAATGATTCAAACTAGTCCTACATTATTTACTTTGTTACAAACCAGTAGTGAATTTATCATGGCTGACCTCATCACTATAATTACTAACACAGGCAATACTCTTCGTTATACTTCAACTAGTTTTGATCTAATTCTTCCAGGATTTAATCTACTTCCAGGAAATATTGGATATCAGACAGTAACATCTTCATTTGCCGGTATAACATTAGGCACAAATAGTTTTGATCAATCTACTTTCTATATGTCAAATCCAACATGGCAATGCACGACTTCTGCGACTTCTGGACAAGGAATATTAATAAATGGTATATCTCTATTACCTAACACAAAATATCTAGCCACAGGGCTTATTTTGGCTCCTAAAGGTGCATCTATGAATTTGGTTGCTGGTGATAGTACTTATAACGGAGAAACTTCTTTTACAGCAACTGGTATTTGGGAACAAATTATAGTAACATTTACTACAGGAACATCACCGATGGTTGATGCAATTGTTGGATTTGTAACCAATTCTGCAACAGCAACAACTTTTAATATTGCTAATTTACAAATAATGGAAGCAGAAGTTCCTTATTCGTCTACAATGCGTACAAGTCGTGGACCTATAAAAGTTCAAACAGGAACAGAAGTTGATTCTTTAGATATTACTTTTTATCCTAGAAATACCGATGTAATTGGAACTGCACAATTTTTAACAGCTATTAGAACTGGTGCTTTAGATAATGCTATTTTTGGTTTAGAAAGAGCTTTCTTTGCTCCTATAGATTGGAATGCTTATCTAGCTAATATTACTGGTCCTCCTGTTCCTACATATGTAGATAAAATTTGTCGTTTTAAAGGTTTTGTGTGTGAAATAGATGATTGGAGTGCAACCGAAGTTCCAGTGACTGTTAAAAGTGCTCTGATGCTTCTTGATTTGGATTTGCCTAGAGCTATATATCAATCACAATGCAGAAATACTCTTTTTGATTCTGGTTGTAAATTATTACAAAGTAATTATGCTGTTAATGTGAATGCACAACAATTTTCTACACCAAACGCTCTCTGGATAACACCACAAAATAAAAACGCAAGCGCAACAGGATTGTTTGAACATGTTTATGTTGGTACTGGAGATGGAAGTAGTACTGATTTTTCTATTACTCTTCAATATGTTCCTACAGGATGTCAAGCTCTTTATTTTAATCTTGGTAATGGTCCAAGTACTACTTTAACAGTTACTGACTATAATACTGATTCTTCAATTCCTTTTACTTTTAATGAAACATACGAAGTTACTATATCAGAAACTTCTGTAGATATTAGTTTTCCTGTTGCTCCAACACAAGGAACTGTTATTACAGCAGATTTTCCATATACAGTATCAGGATATTATGATCTTGGAACAGTAGTAAGTACAAACGGAGCTAATATTGGATTCGTTAGAACCATAAAACAATATCAACCGTTTGCTGGAAATGGAACTTTTGATATATTACAATTTGCTTTAGCATTTCCTTATCCTATTGCTGTTGGCGATAATTTTACAATATTTGCCGGATGTGATAAAATTATGAGTACATGTTCTAATAAATTCAACAATATCATAAATTTTGCTGGAGAACCTTTTATACCATGCCCCGAAACCGCAGCCTAAATAATATCAAGTATTTAGAAGTTTAATTGATAATAAATATCAAAAATAAAAGGAGATATCAATGACCGAACAAGAACATCGTCAAAAAGTTGTTGATATAGCAAAATCATATTTAAAAACTCCGTTCCATATGGGAGGTCGTATTAAAGGAGTAGGAGTTGATTGTGTAACTATGTTGCTGAATGTTTTTGAAGAAGCAGAATTGTTACCACATATAGAGTTACCAAATTTTAAGATCGATTTCCATTTACACCGTTCAACAGAATTTTATCTTGAAGGAGTAATGAAATATTGTCATAAAATAGAACTTTTAGAAGTTCAACCAGGAGATATTCTTTTATTTAAAACAGGTAGAATAGTTTCTCATGGTGCTTTAGTTGTTGATTTTCCAAAACTTATTCATGTTATAAATTTACATGGTTGTACATATGTTGATTTTAATGAAATTTCTTTGAAAAACAGATTCAATTCAGCATGGTGTTTTGATTTTTGATAAATAGTATAGGAGAAATATAGTTATGATGGGTTCAAGTTCAAACCAAGGTCAAGCACCTACAGTTTATGCAGGAGTTAGAGTACAGTCTTCTGTATTCGGAAAAGCTATAGCTTTAGTATACGGAACTGCCAGAACTTCTTGTAACCTAATATGGTGGGGAAATTTTAAAGCTATCCAACAGAATAGCTCTGGAGGAAAATAATAGATGTTTGGTTCAAATTCAAATTCTGAATATTTATATTATGCTGCTGTTGCTGCTGGAATATGTCATGGTCCTATAGCTGGTGTAGCTAAAATGTGGAAAGATAAAGACCTTACACATCTAACTAATGTTCAATTATCGGCAGACTGTACTCTAGGAATCGATCCTCAGTCTCCCTGGACGTTTTTAGAGACAAACCATCCAACACAAGCATTAAATTATAATGGAATTGCGTATTTCAGATCACCACAAATGGCTTTAGATTCTGGTGCGTGTCTTCCAAATTTAAGTTTTGAAATATATGGTATTGGAATCAATCAGATAAATTCTTCACAACAAACAGTTACAAATACTGCTTCTGTTGTAAATCCTATTTGGTTTAATCCTACACAAGGTTCTTGGAATGGAAGTGCTTGGGTTGCAGAACAATTTGGAGGATTTTATTATCTTGAACTAAATCCAACAGGATCGTTACAAGGTGTTAAAAATATCAGTGGACTGGTGATAACATTTACTGGTCCTTCTACTTTGAATATGAATATGTTAGTTCCTGATCAGATTTTAACTCCTACTGGACTAACCAATAAAGTGTTCATATTAACTTCTGGAGTATCAACTCCTTATACCTATACCTATGATATTTCTGAAATATTAAACAATTCAGATTCTTATCCTTCTTTTCAAATGGTTTCACCTTCTCCGTTTACAGTAACTAATATTCAGGTACAAAGTGTTATTTCTATAACAGGAGGATCGTTTAGAACTAAATATGGAACCCAGGATGCGTGTCCTACAGATATTCTAACAGATTTATTGACCAATCCTATTTATGGAGTATATCCTTCTTTTCCACTTGCAGATTTTACTTGGTTTCAACAATGGTGTTTAGCTGCTAATTTGATGTTAAGTCCTGTATATGACGAGTGTAGATCAGGAGCATCAATATTAAACGATTTGATGGATTGTGTTCATGGAGAAATAGTTTGGTCTGGTGGACAACTAAACCTTCGTTCTTATGGAGATACGTTAACAGAAAGTATATTAGGACAATATAATCCAAACATAACACCTATTTATAGTCTAAATGATAATAATTTCATAGCAAAAGATGGCGATCCTCCTGTAAAATGTACTAGAATAAATACTGCCGATGCTCATAATGATATCTTTATCGAATTCTATAATAGAGCTAATGCATATAATACACAAACTATAGAAGTAAAAGATCAAGGTGATATTACAACTTTAGTGAATGGTATACAAAAAGGATCAAGACCTAAAAAATTGACTTGTCATGCTATTTGCGATTCTAATGTTGCAATGACTGTAGCTCAACATCAATTACAACGTGAATGTTATATCAGAAATACTTACAAGTTTACTTTAGGTTATCAGTATATATGCTTAGAACCTATGGATTTAATCGAAATTACAGATGTTAATACTCAACTATATAATATTCCTGTATTGATCAAATCCATAGAAGAAAACGAGAATGGAGAATTTGATATCGAAGCAGAAGAATATCCTTATGGTGTTAATTCTGTAGTTCAATATCCAGTGCAGAATCCTATCAATAAAGTTATTAACTACGACAGTCCTGCTCCTCCTGCAAATACTCCATTGTTCTTAGAACCAACTGAGCAGTTGTTAGATAGTCCTTCAAGTCTAGCTCTTTGGATTGCTATTTCTGGACCTGCTAATTATGGAGGATGTGAAGTTTGGGTATCTACAGATGGAAATTCTTATGTACAGTTTGGAAAAGTTATTACAAATGCTCGTATGGGAGTCTCAACTTCTGCTTTAGGAATAACTACTGATCCTGATACTTCTGATACTCTTGGAGTAGATTTAAGTCAATCTAATGGAAGTTTGATGTCAGGAACAAAAGCAGATGCTGATGTATACAATACATTATGTTATTGTGGTAGAGAATTGATATCTTTTGAAACTGCTAAACTAACAGGAACAAATACATACAATCTTACATATTTAAGAAGAGGAGCATACGGAAGTACTATTCAAAATATCCCTGCTGGTTCACAGTTTGTTAGATTAGATGGTTCTGTTATAAAATATCCTTTTGTAAGTTCAAGAATCGGACAACAACTATGGTTTAAATTTCCTACGAAAAATGTCTATGGTGGTGGATTGCAAGATATTTCTACAGCTACTGCTTATACTTATACTCTACAAGGAACTGCTCTTACTACTCCTCCTGCTGATGTTACAAATTTGGTTTATAATTTTTCGTTAGCAGTAGCAACAATATCATGGAATCCTATTGTAGATACTAGAAATATAACATATCAAATACTTAAGGGTCCGACTCTTGCTACAGCTATTGTTGTAGGTACTACAAACACTACTTCTTTTACATCATTAGGAGATGGAACATATTATGTGAGAGCTTTAACAATATATGCAGAATCTACTAATCCTCCAAGTTTAGAAATTACAGGAAGCACTATTACTAATAATATTATTGAATCTTTTGATGAAGAATCAACAAATCCTCCGTGGAAAGGACAAAAAACTGGTGGTGCTGTTGTAGATCAGTCAGGCAGATTATGGTTAGCTAATACAAATGGAGTAATTACAAATACTTCCGGTACTTATTCTTCGTATCAACAAATTATACTTCCAGCTATACAAACAGTTCAAGCAACATTCAATTTAACTGCTGCTGGAGATAATCCCAATAACCTTGTTGCTGATTGGCCTAACTTTGCTGCTGTTTCAAATGTTGCTGGTAATTATACCGGTCAAACCAACGTTCAAGTACAAATTGCGTTGTCTCAAGACGGTACTACATGGGGAGCATGGCAAACATTTGTTCCTGGAAAATATACTGCTATGGGATTCAAAACTCAACTTATACTGACAACATCTAATACTTCATTAACACCAGCAGTTACAGAATTTGATTGGAGCGTAGATGTACCTGACCGTATCGATTCGCATTTACAAAATCTATCTACATCAAATCCAGGTACAGCTTTTACATGGACAATCCCTTTCAACGTCACACCTAACTGCCAAGTGGTTATTTTGAATAGTCAAGCTGGCGATTATGTAACATTCCCTGTAGCTGTAAATAGTACAGGAGGAACTATATTGATAAAAAATGCTGGTTCTGGTGTATCTCGAAACGTAGATATAATTGGAGCCGGATTTTAAAATAGGAGAATAAAATGTCACAATATCCAATTACGATAGCAAACGGTACGGGAGCGCAAGTTCTCACAGAACTCGACCAAGCTTTTATTGCATCAGTAACAATGCAAAGTGGATCAAGTGTACCATCTACAACATATTCTTATATGTTTTGGTTAGATACATCAACAACACCATCTACCTTACGTATGATGAATGCTGCTAACAATGCTTTTGTTGCTGTTGGTACTATCGATCCTAATCTTGGTTTTATACCTTCAGGAACTCCAGCAAACGCAGGTAATGCTACAACTTTGAATGGTCAATTAGCAGCATTCTATGCTACTGCTGCTAATGCTACTTTGACAGGAATTCCTGTAGCACCTACAGCAGCAACTGCTACAAACACAACTCAAGTAGCAACAACTGCTTTTGTTCAAAATGTTGTAGCTAATATCAACTATTCATCTTTTGCTCCGCTTGCTTCTCCTGCCTTGTCTGGTATTCCTACTTGTCCTACTGCTGCTTCTGGAACTAACAATAATCAAATAGCATCAACATCTTTTGTTCAAACTGCTGTTGCTGTTTATAATAATTCTAATATTATACGTGGTTCGATATCAGGTGGGTCTGGTGCAAATACAATAATATATGGTGGAGGATTTACTTTAAGTGGATCAGGATCAGGACCACATGGAGTAATTGTTACTTTTACTCAACAAATGGCAACAACACCTACAATAATAGTATCATCTCCAAGCGTTAATTATAATTATACTATAAGTAATAGAACCGCTAATGGATTTTATATAATTTGTACAATACCTGCTGTAGGATTAGGAAGCATTTCTTATCCTCCTTGGGAATTTATAGCTTTTGCTTAATTAATTTTGAAAGTATAAATAGATACGGGGATTGTTATTATGATTACAGAAACGAGACATAAAATGGTAGATGACGAAAAACGAGTTGATATGGGAGAACTTAAAGCTAACATCTTTGATATCAAAGAAGATATGCGTGACGTAAAAACTTCTCTCAGTTCCAATTTTGATAAAATTGAAAAGGTTCTGTATATCCTTGCAGGTATCAGTGAGAAACAAACTTATAACATCGAAGAACATAAACAAATACATAAACGTATCGATGATGTACAAGAATGTAATATAAAAGTAAACGATAAAGTCGAAGAAAAATTTGAAAGTTTTAAAGAAAAGTTTAATGAACTGCACAGAGAACATATAGAATGCCTTGCTGTGAGCAAACACCATGACGATACAAAAACAACTACTACAACATCAAACAATTCAGTCTGGAAAAGAGCTTTAGATAAAGTTATCGAATATGGAATTATTATACTTATTTGTCTGGTTTTTTATATTTTAGCAGTCAATGCGCCTGGTTTTTTTAAGTTTGTAGATAATAGTACTATTGAACCATCAAAAATCATGAATAACCATATTCCAACTAAATAAAGGAGGTAAACCTATGATGAATTTTATTAACAATATTGATTGGAATCAAGTATCAGTTTTTTGGATCATGTTTGAACAAGTGATCGCAGCTTCTGATGTAAAAGAAAATTCTTCTTTTCAAGTTTTAGTTTCAATTGTAAATGCTATTATTCATGCATTTGATAAAAAAGAAACTTCTGTAGTATAATTAACCAATGCACAGATTCAAATTACCCTATACAAGGCTCCAAATTTGCCCTGTACGGGGTTTTTTGTATCAAGTCTATAGGAGACTATCATACAAACAACCTTAACGAGTTATTCGAGAATATTTGATCCTGCTTTCTATACTTCAAAAAGGAACTCAAGTTGAAGGTTCTAAATCTTCAAAAATGCTACAAGAAACTCATGATAATGTAATGAAAGAACTAAAAGAACTCAGACCAAAACTGGAAAAATAGTCCAAAATTCTCCTCTATAAATACTTGTAACGAATGAAGCAAAGGAGAAACAAATGAAAGAGATTTTTGTAAAGTCAAAAAAATTTCCTGGAAATGTGATTTTAGTTTCAGATGAAGACTACGAAGATGTGTCAAAATTTAACATTTTTTTTCAATCAAAAGTTTCCGAAAATAAAATATTGATTGTTCCAACGTTATTTTTTAACAAGAAACATCTAACACTGAACAGATATATCATGAGAAATGAAATCAACGATTCCAGAGTCTATTATAAAAACGGTGATCAGTTGGATAATAGAAGAGAAAATCTTGAAGTCAGACACAATACCGTTATCAATATAGAAAAAAAAGTAAAAGTAAAAACTCAACAAAAAAGATTACCAGATCATTTGAAAGATACCACAGTGAATCGTATTATGGAAAAATTGAAGAACGATCATTCACTTACTTCAGGCCAATATTTTGAACAAATGAAGAAGTTCTGTCAAACGGTTCTGGAAATCAAGCACATAGAAATCAATACGATTTCGTTGTTCAGCTATTGGTTCCAAATCACCAAAAATGAAGATAGATCATATTCACTAGCAATGAATGATGCTTTACCATCCAGTGAATTGCTCTTCTATGGCAACCAACTCATGAATTATTCTTGGTCAATTTGTAATGTTTATCTTGACAGCACTGCCAGTTTTTGGGAAGAATACGATAAGTTAGGTAACTCGACATCATTCTACTATGAACATGAATATAAAAAAAGTATTGACATCTTGAAAGAAACATGAGATAGTCAGTTCAAGATGCAAACAAACCTAAAAAGCATTTTTCCTCTTCATCTAACAACTAATTCTTTCACGTTGTTGTGATACTCACAACACAACTAACTAAGGAGTACTACATGAAAAAACTAACTATGATTCTTCCTTCTATCCTTTTAGCAGGTATGTTAATGGCTGGATGTTCAACTACAGCACAGGTAACTGTAGGTGATACCTTTATTGCCATGCATGATCTTGTAAAAACTGGAGCTATTGCGTCTGATTCGCTTTGTAAAGCAAAGACTATTCCCGCAGCAGACTGTGCGGCTATTTCTAAAGCCTATCAGAAAATTCAATTAGTATGGCCTGTAGTAGATGACGCTCTTATAGTCTATCTAAAATCAGACACTACTGATGCATTAGCAACTCAAAATTTCCAAGCTGCACAAGCTCAATGGAGTGCTGCTTATTCCGATATGCTTACTCTTCTTACTAAGACAGGCGTAATCAAGGGAGGTAAATAATGGACCCTATCACTATAATCAACTTAATAGCTACTCTTGTTCCTGTGGCAGAATCTGTTGGTCTTGACAT